ATAGTCAGTGTGCAAAGATGGGCGAGCATCTGACGCACTAGCCGCGAATCAGCCTTAAACCTTGACCCTCCGCACCACATTGGGAAACATGAAAAATCAAGGTCTGCGCCCTGGAGGTTTGCGTCCTGGAGGTCTGCGCCCTGGAGGGCTGCGCCCTGGAGGTTTGCGTCCTGGAGGTCTGCGCCCTGGAGGGCTGCGCCCCGGAGGTTTGCGCCCCGGAGGTTTGCGTCCTGGAGGGCTGCGCCCCGGAGGTTTGCGCCCCGGAGGTTTGCGCCCTGGAGGTATGCGCCCTGGAGGTTTGCGTCCTGGAGGTTTGCGTCCTGGAGGTTTTCGCCCTGGTGGGTTTCGTCCTGGAGGTTTGCGTCCTGGAGGTTTGCGTCCTGGAGGTCTGCGTCCCGGAGGTCTGCGCCCTGGAGGTTTGCGTCCTGGAGGTCTGCGTCCCGGAGGTCTGCGCCCTGGAGGTATGCGCGCTCACCATCTTTATCGCCGTTGATCCATTGCTTATGTTTCTTGACAATTTCAGTATAATCCATTTCGTCCCCCTTATCCCGTTAAGTATATCCGATTTGGCGTTCATGTCAAGATAATTAGCTGCTTATTTTTAAATGGCGCTCAATGTAAAATCCTAACTCTATCAGGTTGTCAGATAAGCAATAAGCTAAAATCTCTTCAAGTACCTGTTGATTGTATTTTATCTCACGCTTTCGGTTGTCTTCCATCCATGCGAACTCTGGAACATTTTCTTGCATCCATCGGGCATAGGGCATTGGATTATCATGATGAAACTCGGAGTAATGATGCTTCATGCATTGTGTATGCGCGCATGGAGGATAGAACCGCAAAGCGCTATTGGCCCCTACTGTGAAAAAATGAGAGGATTGTAATGGCCCTGAATGTTCAGAATGATACATCACACAAGAATGATCCCGGCGACGTATCGCGGCGTTGAACTCTTGCTGAACCTTCGCTATCGTCAGCTTTCTCACCTTGCGCTGCTTTTTTGGGAAGCGTAGGCCGATGGTTAGGTCGGTTCTATTTTTCTTCATATAACCCATAGCCATATCATAAATGTTATAAATATAAAAATAGTTGACATAGTAAATATTAATCCAATTATGCCACCGGTTTTATCAGACAACGGTATTTTATCTTTTATCCATCCCAATAATATACATCCTAATATAAGCCATATAATTCCTTCTGTTATTAAAAGCTTTACAATTATTTCCATGGCTGATCTACCTCCTTGAATCTCATCTTAGCCCGCGTGAATGCTAGTGAAATATCTCCCGTAGGCCCGTTGCGCTGCTTGGCTAGAATAAAAGTAATCTTTTTAATCTCGCCAGCATCGTCAACGTTTCCTTGATCCCATAGAAAAGCTATCCCGTCCGCATCCTGCTCTATTGCCCCGGATTCGCGGATATTCGCCATTGTAGGCCGTTTCCCTTCAGCGTCCCGTGTAACTTGCGAAAGAGCTATGATGGGAATATTCAATTCTCGGGAAAGACCTTTCATCGAGCGCGAAATATCGGCTATCTGTTCATGGCGCGGTAATGATTGGTTATCGCTTGTAATCAATCCGATATAGTCCACGAAAATGATATCTATCTTTTCCTTGCGCCTAAGTTTTCTAGCCTCAGATATCAATTCAGTTTTACGGATGTTTGGCTTGTCATTTATGAATAGTCCTAATTCCGCGATCCGTCCAGATTCCGAACATATCGAGTCTAAATCGTTCGCCGAAAGGAAGCCTGAGCGAATGCGCGAATGGTCAACGTTCGCAACATTCGACATGATGCGCTTGACTAAGCTTGTATCGCTCATTTCAGCCGAAAATAGCGCTACTTTTTTGTTCGCACATATAGCAGCCGTGGCGCATACCAGCATCAAGGCGGTTTTACCAGTCGAGGGCCTTGCCCCTATCACATAGTATTCAGGCTGCCATCCGTTTGTCATGCTGTCCAGAGTAGGGAATCCGGTAGGAACTCCCGATAGTGCCCCTTTCAGCTCATGCGCTTTTTCAATCTCCGTTACCGTGCGCGGGATTATTTGCGAAACGTGCTTGTATCCTGATTCGTCGTTCTCGGACATATCCGTCAAAGTTGACTCAATGTACTCAATAATTTCCGATGATTTTTTACCATCTCGAATTAAGTTTGACGTTCCCCTATCCATTGAAATGATTCGGCGTAATGTTGCAAGCTCCTTTAAGTCCTCAAAATAGTTCTTTTCGTTCCCGAATGTAATATGATCGGTCAAAGATGCAATGTATACCGCTTTGTTTGGCAAGCGCAATTGAATCTCGGCCAGAGAAGCGCGGCTACCTCTTGATATTGCCATTTCTATCTCATGCCATATTTCAAGGTTGTCAGGATCGGAGAATAGCGATGCAGTTACGCGATAATCTTCCAGCACGCGATTGTCGAAGAGGATACAACCTAAAAGTGCGCGTTCGGTTGCCGGTTTAGTTAGTTCCATTCTTCCACTTCATACCATGTAGAATTATCAACTCTATGCCATTCATTGCCACTGGTTTTTACAGTTGAAAAAAACCTTTTATTACATTTTAAGCAAACTGCCTTAAAACATTTATCAGCTTTGCATGTAACATCACAATATTCATGCTCGCATTCGCTCATATATCCCCCTTAGATAGTTCCATTTATCCCGTCACCTCGCCGAGGATGGCCTTGATTGGACAGCATGGATCATCGCATATATCATTTTCGCTGCACTGGCATTTGCAAAAAGCCTCCGCCGCGTCGCGTCTGCCCTGGGCGCGCTGGGCGGCATCGCGGGCTTTGATAAGCTTAGTGGTATCAGAGGTGATATTGTCGTCCTCTACCGCCAGTATAAAATCATCTTCGCTCATTGTGCCAACACTCCACGCTGACCACGCGCGAGTACATGCGTAAAGATCGTCTAGCAGTTCGGTTGCGAAGTCTTCCGCGCCCTCCCGCGCCTTGTCCTGGCCGCTGGGCTTGGCGGGCTGCGCTTGTTCGTATGTCAACGCAAAAATATCAGGCTTGCATGGATAAAACTCTCCTTTAACGCCCTTTATGATGTAATCGCCAAAAGATGCTACCACCTGGCCTTCAAGGGTTTTGATGATGAGTATTCCATTTTCTTCGTTAATCGGTAGTTCTCCATCCCAATATGCAGCGGGGCAAAAGGCCGACACCTCAGCCTCATTGCTTCCCGTCCATTGCATCGCCTCAATTATCACGGGCTTTTTTCTGTACTCCATTCTCTACTCCTTCCCCGATGGGGTGATGGGCGGCTTACGACACACTTTCCAATTTACGCGACATGAATCAATTCTCCATGCTCGCCAAAAGGAAACAGTTATTCCCGGATGGCTATTATCGTAGTAAATTCCAAATCCTCTTGAATGCTTTAGCTTGTATATGCGGATTATCCAACCAAGGCAGTGAAGCCCAATTCCGTCCCGATACAGATGAAAAGGCTTTGCAAGTATACGCGCTCGATCTTCATCCATGCTTCATCTCCCCCTTCGCGGCGGACAGGCGGGACAGGGCGGTTTCATCCTCGAAGTATTCGCAGGCTGCTTGTTTGCTATCGCGGACGTTATCTTCGCGGGCATCATTACGTCCTGCGCAATAACCGGACTCGAAATCATCCCATCTTTGCGCCCGTACCGTCTCGGCGTCATCGGGGAGCGGGGCTTGGCGGTCTATCGCTTGCTTTACGCAGTACTGCGCCGTTCCCGGTATAGGATCAACTAGGCCGCATTCCCGCAAAGCGTCTTTTAAATTCCATTCGCCAAATCGTTTTCCGCTTATCTTCTCGCTCATATATCCCCCTTAGACATATCGGCTAAGATTATCACACACGCGCTCAAGGTCATCAATATCATCATCTTTTCCCTCAAGCATCTCTTCTATTTTATCTTGGATGGCTCTCAACTCATCTCGGTTTTTCCCAAGTTTTATAATAACTAAGTTAAGCCGCTTCACTGCCTGTGCCATTCCCGTTATCTTCATTTCGCCCCCCCCCTTACTCATCATAGCATGGATTCCTGGAAATGCAAGAACTATTTTGCAGCATCATCTTTTTTCAAACAATATGTTTTTCCATCATGATATTGTAACCATATAATTGTTCCATCATCGTATGTTTTTACCCTGGGAGCATTATTTTTTATTTCCAGCATCAATATTTTTTGATTCGCTATTTGCAATAGTTCAAATAATACAAAACCAAAAATACAACTAATCACCCACAAAATAACAAAACACCAAGTTATTACAGTCATCTGTTTTCTCCTTTCGCATCGCAGTCAGAATTGACGCAATTCCCACCATAGAGCCTCGCCTTACACTTTGGGCAGAGCTTGACGGGTTCTTTCACTACCGGCTTGATTCCGTCGCGCCTAAGCCAATTTTTGATAGTTGCATAGTCTGAAACATAACGCTTGTTGGGATGCTCTTTTTTGTATCCATCCAAAGAATCGATGAACCGTTGATAATCTTTCGGGAATTGATCTTTCAATGTGATATATTCGTTTTCTTCTAGGTATACTTTTTGAAACTCTCCAAAGAACTCCCATTTACCTTTTTCAGATTCTGAGTGCGTAGAGGCTTTAGCCTCGCTCTTCTCTTCCCTCTCCTTACCTATACTACCCTTACCTAACCTAACCTGGGTTAACCTGGTTGCCACTTGGTTGTCATTTGGTATACCGGAAATCGTATAAGCCCCGTTTCCCTTGACGGATAAAAGAGCCTTTTCGTCTGAATAAACTGTTCCCTTGTAACGATCTTGACGTATTAAGTTATGCATAAGCCAATGTTTAATTACGACTATTCCTCCTTCAAAAACGATAAGAAACCGCTTTGCGATAAGTATTTTTAGATCATCGTCCGAAGCGCGAATTATTCCTAGTATTTTTCGGGCGTTATTTAGGAATCCGTCATCGTCAGCCCTCATCCCAAGATGGAAATAGAGGGCCTGAGCTGATAAAGGCATTTCTAGGAACTCGTCTGAATCAATAATCGTTTTAGCAAACATGCGACGCTCGGCCAATTAGAATATCTCCCGTGCAATTGCGATAGTATCGGCCAAAAGTCCTTGATCCTCGATAATATCCAAGGCCATGGCACCTGAGTTTTCAGCACGCTGTTTAGCATTTATATGCAACCTGTAATAGACTTCCTGATATAGCCTATTCCAAGTCCCGGAATAATCGCCTGATTCGTTCGCAGCTTTGTTTACGATCCGGCGTAATTCGTCGCGAGTAACAAGTGGAGGAGCTATCTGTTTTACTTCTTCTTTTTTGGGTATAGAAATAAGAAAAGGGATTATCTGTTTTATCGTTTCCGCCACAATAGATGATATTTCAATAGCGGTCATTTGACCGGTCTTTTGACCGGATACCATGTTACGTTTAGGAAGCCTTGAAACAAGTTCAAGAGCATCCGCGTCAGACAAAGCAGCCCCGCCAGTATAGATCCTAGTTGGCCATAGTTTTTTAGCTTCACGCCTTACTGTTTTTTCTCCACATCCGGCAATTTCTGCTACTTTTGCAAGTGTCATACTTTCTCCCAAATAAAAAGACCGGGTGCGCTGCCACGCGAAACCCGGTCTAGAAGGGGAACATAAATGCTCCGATATACTGGCAGTTATATCGCAACATTCACTACATGATAAGTTATCACGGATTCGTGATTATTACAAGTAGCCCGCAAGAGCGAGCGCATCGGCGTAGGGTATCGAGTAGATTTCGCAAGAATTATCATATATCACCTCCGAATAATTCTTGCGGTGTTGCAGAAACGCGCGGTTCGTCAAAGAGTCTCGGCTGTAGGTAAGCGGTTTTGATGCGTCGGCAGGCGATGTCGAAGTATTTTTCGCAAATCTCGATGCCGATAAACTTTCGGCCGAGGTTCGCGCAGGCGACGCCGGTCGTGCCCGAGCCCATGAAGGGGTCGAGGATGGTTTCGCCTATGTCGGTTGATTTATTTACAAGCCATTGGATAAAAGGCAAAGGCTTCACGCAAGGATGATCGAAATGTTCGCGGCGGTCTGATAGTCCAGTGACGGATGAGGCCGATTTGTTCGGTCTCGGTTCTTTGCCATAATAAATAATTAAATGTGAAAGGCAAAAGCCCCATTTACCAAATCCAGTACCAGCAGGATTAAACCATACTCCGATGTCGTCCGGTTTTGGATAAAGCCATGCGTTTTTATTTCCTGGTGTTAGAGCAACTCGCCAGCCTCGCGCGATACAAGCCTTGATCGTTTCAACGGCGACCGTCTGTATATATTCTGGACTGTCCTCGAATCCTTCATATTCAAACCCGACACCATACGGCGGGTCAGTAACGCAGGCGTCAACCTTCCCAAGCGTCGGTAGGATTTTCAGGCAGTCCCCGCAATACAATGTCGTATCTCCGATATGCTCAACTCTCATAGATGCCCATGCCTTTGGATAAACTGCATGCATGCATCGCGTGTCTTGTTCTTTGCATCAAGTTCAGGATGAATCCATCGCCTGCAATCATCTTCCTCATTGACAGACCGCGGCAACCTATCGCAGTTTTTACATTGCATCTGAAAACGATGCAAGCCCATACACCGTCCGATGAGAGTGCCAATACCTGTTGTCATTTTATCTCCTCTTGTTCCATAGGACATCCCCAGTCCATCGCCAACTCATAGCACGTAGGGATGAGAATATCTCGCATTTCCTTATCAGTAGCGCGCGCGATGCTTTTCGGCTCGATAACAGTATGCCCATTAGCCGTTAATGTTGCGCATTCGTAACCGTGCATCGAAACCGAATACATTTTTACATACCGTTTCATCAAGTCTGGCGATGTTTCTTTCCACATGGCAAGAATAGCAACCAGCTTATGGAAGAGCCTATTCTCTTGGCTTGTTTTCCACTTCTGGCCGTTAGGATTAAGTTCGATGCCACAATTAGGACAGGTCATTATTTCCTTTTATGCGAGCATTATTTCTTTGCATTTCTCGATTGCCAATTCCAACCGAGACGCAAGAGCCGAAATCTTTTCTTCATCGCGCTTGATGTGAAGAATTAGAAGCTGTTTCCCTTCATCGACGAATCGAGAATCATAGCTGCATAAATCCCACCATTCTCGCCCTGATATCCAGAGATTACCTTGAACCTGATAAAGATATGTTTCTTCAAGCTCCGTAGGTTCATTTCGATACTTAATGTGCGTTTTAGACTTCGGCGCTTTCCCTTCATATCCACCTGATTCTCCGATCAACCCATCGGGAGAGCATCCAATCCAATCAGAATGCTCTATGAATCCGACTTGATTGACAAGGTTTTGCGTTTCCATTTCGTAGGCTGCACGTGCTTCAGGTTCAACCAAGATACCACGTTTCATATCTCTTGACGGATACTCGATATCGTCTTCGTCAGGGATCGCCATTCTTTCGGCTGCTACCTGATATATGATTCCCATTTGGGTATCGTTCCACTTATCGGGTTTTTGTCTTGATGTCGGCATAAGAGCATCGAAGATTGATGCGGTAAACTTTCCAAGCCGGATAGCGTCCCATTCCGGCGTTCCTTGTTCCATGGTGTAGATAATCATTTTGCGGCCTTCCTTCGAGCCTGCTTGACCCATCCCTGAAGTTTCTTCGCGTCCCATTCAGATTGATCTTTAGCAAGATAGGTTTTTATCATCGTGACAGTTTCCGGGATGATTTTTCCAGTCGCCATGATGTCGCGCAGTTCTGAGGCGAGAAGTTCGATATCTTCGGGAATGTTGGCGTCTGAATCTTCTCCCTCAACTCGCCCACCCATACCCGATACGAAAGTATAGCGCCGCCCATAGGTAGACATAGCGCCTGCTACTTGTATTTTATTCTGGGCGCTATTCCCGTCGATGCGTGGTGAGTCAAAATAGTTTGTCTTTGTATATCCGTATCCCATGATATCAAGAAGTATTCGCTTCCCGTCAAAATCAGGAACTATCTCTTCGCGCCATGAATAAGAAAATCCATGCTCGCGGATTACCTTATCCCATAGCGCCTGGATATCTTCCAGTGGGGCATACTTGCTTTTGCTCCCTCCGTTTTCTTTCCGCTTAGTTACGACCGGTAATGCGGATTGCATCTTTGCGAAATGTTCCTCAAAAACTATCCGCGCCTGTCGTTCTTCCTCCGACTTCCTGAGCGCGATATACCTTTCAAGAACCTCGATGTTACCCGAAGCTAGAACCGTTTCGAGAAGTCGATCTTCGCGGGATACTGTTATCTCTTTTTTATCATCGAATAGGTTTAGCGCTTTATCGTCCATCTATTCCCCCTTAAAAAGTTTTTACCCAGCAGTTTCTCTTTCCACCAAACTCATTATCTAGTGGAGTATCTGCCCAGTCGTATAAATTTTCCATTATACAGTTGAAATCTTCTATTGTTGCGTCTTCTCCAAGCATTTCCATATCATCGATAATGCCTTGAAGCTCTACATCGTCAACAAGACCGAATCTATTTAGTTTTTTGGCGATAATGGAGGCTAGTTCATTAATAGATAACTTATCGTCTGCGACTTGATCCCATTCGGTCTTAATGTCCAAAGTTCTTACCCACTGGCTCATTTCGTCCCCCTTGATTCTTTAATTCTACCATAGCTAATCTCTGATTGCAAGAAAAAAAGAATAAATATTTACGAATTATTTTCTTGACAATGGCGGCGATAGGGTATAAGATTAGCGCATGGAAGAACTGCAAGCCTTTGTGGAAGAACTAAATAAGAAGAAAGCATCTTTTATCCTTTACCCTGACGGGAAGATATACAAACATGAAAACGGGCATATCAAACTGGTTGAAAACATTTTTTGCAATTTCCTTGACAACGGGAAATAAGGTGCTAGACTGATAGTAACAAGGGGGACGAAATGGCAAGACAGAGAGCATGGAAAGATAAGAGGGCATGGGTCGAATCGGACGCAAAAAAGCGTACCATCGAAATCGTAAAGGAATACAAGATTCCTTTTTATATCAAGTTCTTGGCTATCTTTTCCAAGAAAGTCAAGCTCTGGCATAAGGGTAAATGGCAAAGCGAATATGATCGCGTATTCCACTACCTCATCAAGCGGATGTCGCATAATGTCCATCTGAAAACAAATCAGGAAATCATCGAAGAGCGCCGAATGCAAAAAACCATGCAGAAAAAGCGCCGGAAGGAAATCGAACAGGGCAAGCGCCGTCCCATAAAAATGAAAGTGAGGACGAAGTGAAAACTTGCAAGATAGATTCCAGCGTGTTTGAGGATATTGTTATTGAAGGCGTCAGGTTCTCGGTTGAGGAACCGAAGATCATCGCGTTCAACGGGACTGACGATCTTGCTTGCGTTGACATTGACTCATGGTTTCTTGGACAGCTTAAAATCGTATGGGTAAACGATGATTATACTGATATACCTATTCCCGCGCGTCTCCTTGATTCGCCCATCGTCAACGGCGGGAAACCGTGGATCGTCGCCATCGTTGAATACGCCTGCCAGTACGCTGCGGAACATGGGATATGGGAAGACGATCACGAGGGCGACGATGATAAGGCGTATGATGAGATGAAAGAAAGGGGTACGGTATGAAAAATGGATGTTCGGCGTTCCCGGTTCCCGAGTTCGGTGTTGGAGGCATGACACTGCGTGATTATTTCGCGGGGCAAGCGTTGGCTGGGCTTATGGTATCAAAAACGGATGATAGTCCAGAGGCAATAGCATGGATGTCGTATCAGATGTCCGACGCGATGATAGCCGAAGGGATCAAGCCATGACCGAACGCGAGAAACTCGCTACCGCAGTGGACGAAGCCCAGCCCAGCGGCCAGGACTACCCCGACAGCGCATGCGGCGACTCTGCGCAAAACGCCGGATGCGATGAGACGTGCCCGCCTTTGTTGCACATGCTTGAGTCAAACATCGCGGAGGAGGGGAGAGGATGATCGTAAACAAAGGGAATCTTAAAAAGCTCGGAGCCTGTCATGACGGAACGGCGTATGCTCTCGAACATCTCAAGGGCATGGATGGAGCAATGGCAGTAAGCGTGCTTGTTAAGGCATACAAAATAGACTGGGCGAATTGGGCCATTGCCCGATTGATGGATAAAGAAAATCGGATCAAATACGCAATCTATGCGGCAAATCAGGTAATAAAGATATATGAGGATAAATACCCTGATGATAAAATACCCCGCGAAGCAATCAACGCGGCTAAACGGTATCTAAAAAATCCAACTGAGGAAAATAGATCGGCGGCCTATGCGGCGGCCAATGCGGCGGCCTATGCGGCGGCCAATGCGGCCAATGCGGCGGCCAATGCGGCGGCCTATGCGGCCAATGCGGCGGCCTATTCGGCCAATGCGGCCAATGCGGCGGCCTATGCGGCGGCCAATGCGGCCAATGCGGCGGCCAATGCGGCGGCCTATGCGGCGGCCTATGCGGCCAATGCGGCGGCCAATGCGGATATGAAGAAAAAGATCATCCGCTACGGCTTGCGTCTTTTGTCCCAGGAGGCCCCCAAATGAGCGAGAAGTTAAGCGCGGCATTTACAGCATTCGATAAATCGCAAAATCCTGGAGAAACACGAATAACTTTCAACATCGAATCGGTTGAATGTGAGCGCGTAATGGGGAAAATACCTATAGGTTCAGAGCTTTTAATAAGCATCGCCTACCGCCAAGCCCCGCTCCCCGATGACGCCGAGACGGCGCGGGCGATAAAACAATTACGCGAGTATGCAAATACATCTAGGTACCATGGATTTGTAGGCCAAGGACTTGGGCTTGACATGATAGCCGATCACCTGTCCCGCCTGTCCGCCGCGAAGGGTGAGACGTGGATAAGTGTCAAAGAGCAAAAACCCGAGATTGGACAAGTCTGCATCGTGGCGAATAATGGGAATGTTTTAGGCTTTTCTCGTTGGGGTTCCGTAGATATCCCAATCGGGCAATGGGTTTATGTTGAGGCTCCAATGTACGCCGCATGGATCGGAGAACAGGTCACCCACTGGATGCCGTTGCCACCGCCGCCCGCCACCCCATCGGGGAAGGAGAAAGTATGAACACCGCAGAAAAGTTGGCAAAACTTGATTCCAAGTGGTTTGAGGATCGGCGACGAGTTATAAACGAAGATCGCGCCCGGCCCAGCGGCCAGGACGATGCGCGGGAGAGCGTCGAAACTTTCATTGATTTTGTGTGGGACGTTTTTATGTGTTCCGGTGGTGGATTTTCCGAACACTCAGGAATAAAGCAAATAGCAGAAAGACTTGAAGCCCGCGATGCCGCCCAGCGCGCCCAGGGCAGACGCGACGCGGCGGAGGCGTACTGCGCTGGGTTGTGTAATACAATCACCTGCAACTACGAGGAAGCAAAAAGAGCGCAGTGCGTTGTTAGACTGGCCATCCTCGGCGAGGTGAAGGCATGACAGCAAAAGAATACGAGAAGTTTTACAAGGACGTGCAGATACATTTCGAGATGCTATGTACAGACGAAATACGGGCGCACGCTTACGCCGATATATCGCATGATCTGGCCTTTCAGATTTTTAGAGTTCTAGGCGGATATAGACAGGCACTCGAAGAACTGGCAACTCAGCGCGCCCAGTGGGAAGAGGAACGGAGCGGGCTCATCGATATGATGGAAAATATGATAGCAGAACTCGAACAGGAAGACCCTATGCCGGACGCTCCCAATTACTCGATCCATGGAATAGCGCGATCATTACGAAGACTATACGTTATAAAGTTCCGCGCAGCCCTCTCCGCAGCTACGAAGGGGACAGCCACCCGCGTCGACGAAGAGCGGGACGCGCATGATGCCGAAGTTGACCGCAAGTTCGCTGAGGCGAGGGAGGGAAAATGAAACGGATTCCTGAATGGTTGCAGATCGGATTATTTATCCTTGTCGCCGTCGTTGCCGTGTGCCTACTTAACGCGGCGGTGAATAGCAAGACGGAGACGGTCAAACAAACGGTTCCACATTTCATAATCGTATCGCGTGAACAATATCCCCTATTCGACGGAACCGGAGGATACATCCTGGAGTGGGCCAAAGATGGCGAGATGCAAATACCGGCTGCATTCCAGAGCCTCGAAGAACGGGAGATTTTCGAGCGATATCTTGAGATGTGCGGGGAGGTGGAAAAATGAAAACTTCTTTCGGCAAATCGGTTAAAAACGGATTAACCTACATGCTTTTCTGCCTTCTTATTCCATTTATCGCATTAGGTGTTTCCGTGTTTGTTATAATTGTAGCTCCAATGTTTCTTATCCTTGGATTTTGTGGAATCATGGACGAGTCATGAAAAACTACTGCACCCGTCAAAACACGTGCAAGCATGGCGACGTATGCGAAGCTAAAACGTCAAACGATACCTATGTCCCAATGTGCTACGATAAAGTCGAAGAATCAGACGAATTATTCAGCGAGGTAAAACGTGACGAGCCGAAAAACTTCCTACTCTTTTGATCCTCTTGAGGAAACCGTTGACGCGAACGAGCCGTATAATAAGGGGAAATGTAGAAATAATTGCCCGATTCATCTACGTATTAACGCCTATCATGATGCACGGATGGAAGGCGACGATATCGGAAAACATAATCGAGCTATTAACATGGTAGACAAGATCAAATATCCTGAAACGGAGGAACCACAAGATGCAGTTGTGTATACATTTCCAAAGTGGGGACTTGCAACCCTCTTGCAAAAAATGCAGATTTTACGGGAGGAAGAAGTGCGAAGTTAATGGAGACGTTGAAAAGGCTGTATTCATTCCAAGGGCTCTCCCTTCGCAATACGATGAATTGCGCGTTCCGATTTCACGGCCATAGCGTGCCACATTTCGAGCGCGTATCCGATCTGCACCTGTTCGCTGATCGTTAGCCGCGCGTTTTTTGCAGCCTTTACTAGCTCTGTAATATCGCGCGGCACGTTTATTCCTTCGATGTCGATATGCTCATGATCCATCGTTACCCCATTTATAAAGAGTTTAAAGAGTTTAAGTTATCGGCTTATAATTAACCCGGTGATAATCCCTATAGCCGCGCCTATCCCAATACACGCTCCGCCAAGTTTAATTTTCGCCCATAGTTCCGCGCGCTTCGATTTGTTCAAGGACGCTTTCAATTCGGCCAACTCCGTCTTCACCTCTTCCAATTGCGCCTGCGCCAACGTCAAGGCGCTTTTTGTATCCGTCAAGCTCAACTCCGATTTCGCTAGCGAGTCGTTTAGCTTCGTTACCTTCTCGGATAGCATCGTCAAGGCTATCCCGTCCGCTTCGGAGTTCGCTTTCAAGATCGACAATTCTAGCCGTAAGCTCTGACACTCGGTCTTTATTTGGGTCAACTCTGATTCGGTTATCAAGTACGACTGCCCAGGCAAGGGAAGCGATGCACACAATAAAAAGAAAACCGATGCAAATAAAAAGAACTTTATCCTTTGTTGTCGCCACACTGATTCCCCTTTATTCCGATTATTGTCTTGAAATATTCTCGACCTAAGATGAATAAAACCCATGCCGAGAAAGCCATCCATACATCGGACTTTTCCATAAATGCAAGAACGGTAAAGAGAATGGCAAAGACTCCTTTTATGGATAGTAATTTTATTATTAGCTCCTTTATACGTTTCCACATATATCCCCCTAGTCCTCGACAAACTCATCAAGGATAGAAATCGCTTCTCCAAAGCTCTTTACAATATTTCCACTCGATAGCGTTACCTTGACCATGAAAAACCAGTTGCCTACCGTGTCAATAACCGTTGACGCAAAATCAGCATAGATAACACCAGTCCCCGGAGTCGTAACCGTGGCCGTAGAGCTTCCCTGCGTCCCGGTCGGCTTCTTATACCAGATAGCAACGGAAGATGCGCCAGTGATATCAATTCCGAGCGTTGCCGTGATTCTAAGCGACTGGCCTATAACTGCTTGCGCCATATTTACTCCTATCCGTTCAGGTCGATATTGAACGGGATGTCAATTGATATACTTGGAACCATGGAAAGTGAAATTGATGTTACTGGCGCGGCTATCACTACAATTTTATCGCCCATAGTGAAGGCCATCGGGATTACAATATCAGGCCCCACTCCTGAACGCGTCAATGTTGCCGGAAAACCGGTCAACTCAAAAGTTCCGGCATCGCAAGATAGGACATAGCTTCCGATTGGATGATAAATTAAATCAGCATCAGAGCCAGTTAGCGCGAACGCCCCGGGCTGCGCGTCTATCCGTCTTCCGTAAAGGATCACGGCTCCTTGCCCCGTGAGCGAAAACACTCCATGATCGGCCGCAATGCGTCGGCCATACAGAAGTGATACAGGTTGACCTGTTAATGCAAAAGACCCCGCCTCGGCTTGGATTTTGCGCCCTACAAGCAAACTGGCTGTTGACCCTGAAAGTGTAAAAGTTCCAGCCTCGGAAGATATCTTATATCCGCGCAAAAGTGACGCCGGGACTCCCGTAAGAGCAAAACTTCCCGCGTCGCAAGATAAGGTATACGCTCCTCCGCCGGTTTGCTCATGAGTTACAAGGATGCCGCCATCAGACCATCTGACAGCCTGAGCAGCCCCGGAGGATTGAAGAAGAGCTATTCCACCATCAAACCATACCGGAGCGTTTACCGTCATGATATAACCACAAGAGGATCGATATAGAGATATCCATCAGTGTCATACCATTGAGCCATGACCTTGAGCGTAACCCATCCAGCGACAGCGGGCTGGATGCCGGTGACCTCGATGTACTGCGACCAGTCGTCAGCACCCGATCGCACGGCTACCGTTTCGTCCGATACGACGCGGGCCATGTGATATTCGCTCGTGTCATCATATCCGTCGCAATACGTTGCCTCTGCAAAAAGTTGGGCGGCAGTGAGCGTTGCCATGGCGACCTGTTGGCAGTAGACCCGATAAGACTTGCTTGACGTATCTGCCCAAAAGCGAAACTCGGCTAGACAAATTTCCCATCCTGGGAAACGGGCCGCATCTGACGCTGCAAGAATAATGGCCAACACATCATCGGCTCCGCTCGTGCGCTTGTAGGGATCGCCTGATCCAGCAACTACGGCGCGCCGCTCAGAGTATGATGCCGTGGAAATAAACGTGCGTTGCGCTCCAAGGATACGTTGGTAGTTTTCAAAACGCATGCGAGCGTTTTTGTCATTGCCAATGTTGTATATCCTAACTAGGCCATTGGTTCCACCAAGTTTAACGTCTCGGCCTAGCAGCCCAGCATAATTGCTCGTTTGGATAATATCGTAAGAGTCGTTGGCTTGCTCGACGCCGATATTGACATCATCGAGCATTATTGACGACCCACCTATCATTAACCCGCTACCACCTGCATTATAAATTGCCGCGTTCTTGATTATTACATCCTCGCTTGCTTTTACAAGGTTCTGACTCGATCCGGTAGAATTACCTTCGAAAATGCAACGATCAATAACTGACGATTGTCCGTCGACTCTAAGAGACGATGAGTTTTGTGTTTGAGAAAAAAGGCATCCAACAAAATTGACATTTTTGCTAACTGAAAAGTAAACTGTTCCGTTGGTGTCGGTCGAGTCTTGGAAATCAAAACCCTGTATATACCAAGGCCCATTGCCACCGGATGAAGTGAGGTTGAAAGCATTCGCCCCGAAACCTATGACTGGCAACGTGTCGGGGTCGGCGTTCCAATCCGCTTTTTTAATCGTCCACGCTGAATCGTCGATGGCCTGAGCCTCATCATAGTAATCATCCGCCGCAATAGTCGCGGCCTGACCGGTAACGGTCGCGCCCACGTACTCCCGATCGATCACAAAATTGCTTGCGTCAATTACCCGCGTAATGAGATATTGCCTACCATCCGGCGCAGTGATGTATCGCCCTTGATGCGCTCCTCTGGTTAGGTCTGAATCATCGTCAACTACGGCGGTTGATCCATTTGTCCAGTCGCTCGATGCTATTGCTTTTGTCGCTCGAGGCCACGCTATAAGGCGAATAGGCGCTGCGGTAGTAGCATCGCTCGAAGTCGATAGCGTGATATCAGCAGCAGGACTTCCGAAGGATGATCGACGGCGAACCCAACATACATCAGTGGTAGTATAGACGTGCTCGAATCCGCTCTTGACGAGCTTGAAGGCCGCATCAAAAGAGGAACCATCATCCGCTCCTGTACCTAGTCCTCCATCGCAAAAATGCACGGCCATTATATCACCGCCTTTATCGCCTTGTCGGGCTCGGCTTTTATCTCAGCCTTTGATTTTACTTGCTCATAATTTTTGTTATTGTCTAAAAGCCCCTTCGCTTTTAGAAGAGTCTCCACCTCCACGCGAGAAATCATTGCGGCGGGTCGAGCCGCTTCGGCAAGATCGGCCTCATAGTTCTCTGCCAATTTATCGGCTCGTTTCTTTTTATCAGTCGCACTAGCAGGCCAGTTCATGACGATGGTATTCAAAACCGGAATGCCATCGGAATCGATGGCTATCGTGGTTTCGATACCATATGGATAAACGGCTGTTTTTAGCTCGCGGTATGTATACGCCATTATGCTATCGTTAAGGTAGTAGCCGCCAGGTCTACAGTAAACGTTTCGCCACTGGCAAGAGTAACGCCGGAACCATAATTCCACCATCCGACGATACATTTATCCGCTCCAGCAGCCGGTGTATCGTCGTACAAAACAGCATACTGGAAAGGCCCTATCCCCGCAGCCGTAGCCGTCCATACGGTCGGATCGGTATTAACAAAAGTTGAAGTAGCGCCAGATCGTGACCATGAACCAGCGGCGGCGTTCCCGCCGGCCGTGTACCCGCCGGCCGTGGTTAGGTCGGTAAAATCAGCATAAGCACCATCATCCTCTGCGCTCATTGCCGTATTCGTCAACGCGATTTTGAACGAGTCATTCTCAAGGTCGATTTTCTTCAACCCGAGATTGTAAACAAACTGATTACACTTTACAAAAGCAGCCATATTAAGCGTTAAGGTAATACGCCATTTTCTGAGTCAACGGGTCGAAGCGGTAAATGACATTCTCATTCATCCATTCGATCCTCCATTCGCGCGTTTTCAAAACAAACTCATCGCCGTACTTAAAAGACATTTCTTCGGTCTTGTCCTCAGCCCATCCCTCCCCGATTATCGGAGATAGCGCTTCGATCTTATCAGATTTGCAGACAATTACCAAGTGGAGATGTGAGCCATCGTTTCCAAGCCCTGGAACGGTTACGCCTACATTCCCGACAGGGCCAATAGGTTCACCGGCCCTTATAAAATCACCGCCCGATACTGATATAGCCGAAATGATCTTGCTCGTAAGCTCTTCGCGTCGAAAGTGATAATATCTAACTTCAAAATCTCCAGCCTTTTGAATCAGGATAGAATTACCCTGAGCATCGATCATGTAAGTCATGCGCCCGCTGATAATCGTTTTCGGGATATCAATCTCTCTCCGCTTATTCAGCGGTGCATAATCCTGAGCCGGGTGCATCCGCCCATAGCGGAAAGTCTTAGTATCCCATCCAAAAGGAGTGCCGACATTTACGCCGCCCGGAAACCATGATCGGTTAAAGTTCAATCGTTCCTCCCGCTTATCGCACTATCAAGTTTTTTCTCGATGCGTTCAAGCCATTTCAAGATTTCCTGAACCGTTGCCCCAACTGCCGACATCTCGCGCTGGTTAGAATAGATGTTATCGCATAGCGTTTTATGTTCCGCGTCATGCTCTCGTTTGTATGCATCAAGATCGGTTTCCATCTTGTTCACCTTCTTATCGGTATCCTCGATACCCTTTGCTATCTTGCCAACTTTGAAGAAAAGCGCAAGAGAAGATGCGAAGAAACTTATCCCCGTTATGATGATTGTTATTAACGTTGGTAACTGCATAGATACTCCTTACATTTATCATGAATTATAACCGCCCGCCGCAGTATCTGCGCATGCGTTAGCAAAGCCAGCATCAGAAAAACTATTATAATATTTTGTCGTGTCATCGCTTTTACATTGTTGCATAGAATTGCAATAAGAAAAACCGGATTCATTTACTGTCCCGGTATTTGTAATACTTCGACATGCTGCAATGTTTTTACAACCAATAAATCCCCAATATGTCCTTGCGGCGGTATTCGAAGAAGAAGAGCAAGCAGACAATCCATCGCAAAGTTCAAATCCTTCCAAAAAAGTGCTACTATTATTATAATATTCACATCCAACAAGATTTTCGCAAGTATAATATCCCCATAATGGAGAATTAATATCCGTAGTAGTTATAGCATTATCCGTGACAGAAGAACTTGCTATATTTTTGCATAGATAAAATCCCATAAACGTATATTGCTGATTTGTTAAAGTTCCTGATATATTAGTAATCTTGCAACTTGAAATATTATTACACTGATAATGTCCTATAAGATTTATTACTCCTTGAATATAGCTATCAGTTACAATGCAGTTTGACATTTTTCCTATATTAGCATACATATACAGGAAACAACTTGGTCCAGAACAACCAATGCCGGTAATCTCACAAGAAGTAGCCGATGCAACTCCGTTTATAATATAATTATGCGTATTAACCGTGTTATATAAAATGGCATTCTTGATAGTTACATTTTCTATTCCCATTGTATTTGTGGTATCATATATTATTCCTACCGGGAAATGGTCTGATAATGTTGAAAACTCAATACATAATGATTTAACAATACATTTACCAGAGTCATTTCTAATTATATTTTCTAACGGAGCCTGTTTGTTGTATATTATTGTTGCGTCACCATCTCCTGACAATACCACGCCAATTTTATTATATACCGTACTGCGCACATCGAATGTGCCAGCATATAAATGGACTTCTCCCCCTCCTGCTTCTGATAATTCATCAATAGCCTTCTGAATAACTATATCATCATCCGTTCCCGTGCAATAATAGGTAGCTTGCCCAGTGTAATCAGATGCCCCAATGGTAATCTCATTGCCACGATTCAGCGCATCATAAGGCAATCCCTGCATGATCTTTCGCGCGCGGACGGAAGTTGTTTTATTCCACTCGCCAGACGGGACGCGAAGAGATACGATAGTCCGGCCAAGCTGTCCGACTGAACGCTGAATTGATACACCGCGTATTTCAACGGCAACGTCGATTAATTCTACCTGACTTGCAATCGATGGAAGTTGATGCTCTATCTGCAAGGTGTATAAATCGCCAACTTCGAAATAAGGATGGCAACCAAAGAGCGTAACGGAATACATATCATGATGCGACAATTCTTTTCTGAGAAAGTCGCCTATGTCTTCACATTGAGCTTGAGATGCTATGAAGTTATTTGATACCTTTGCTTCTTTCTCACCATTGGCGTCGATATCGCTATAGTCCGAATATTCAAAAAGATAACCCGTTGCGCCTCCAAGACGATAAATAGGATTTCCCCATATTGCAAATGGAATAGCGTTTTTAGCAGATGCAGCGGTATTATCCCAATAGACTAGTGCCCGATCATTATAGGTCGTAAAATCGAACGTTCCATCTACATTATTAGCACCGTCAAAAAGAGACTTAGCTATTCTTGGATTTTTTAAGGCGAGTAGTTGCTTGCTTTTTATCTGTTTCTTTTCCTTGCTTTCTTCGAATACCTTATGAGTTTTCCCCCAATCTCTATTGGTAGCGTAAATAACTCCTCCAGCAATAGCCGCTGCCATTACAAATATACATACACCGATCATTCTACCATCCCCCATACTTCTCCAAACGTTGAATTATAAACTAGTTCAAATCCTTTCGGGTATTCCGCCAACGTGGGGAATCGTGTATATGCATCAATCGAACGTATAAACTTAACCTCAGAATCCGAATACTCCATAAGCGCATCGCCTTTACTCGATTGAAAAACGTTCTGCAACATAGTCGGCTTATAGATAACTATTCCCTCAACGGTTATTTTATTCGCAGTTGCTCCTTGCCGTACATTCGTAACTGATTCAGACTTAGGAAGCACCCCAAGAGAAACCGTGGAAGTATCAGAGGTCAAATAAGATCGGTACTTTAGCAATCCGTTATAGATATGCATAAATCGGCATATGGTTGCATCGCATAATTGTTTCAGCATTTCCCACGGAGATTCATCTTTCACAATCGTGGCGCATGGATGAGTATAGGTAACATCTTCTGCATCGATACCTATAAGATCATACGTACCAAGCTGCGCCAAAGCTGACGATATGGTTCCCGATGTTCCATCATTCGCATTTTCAACATAGAAGTTTTTAACATCGCCAAAAGTTAGCATCGCCATATCCAGATATACAATTTCACTTCCGGCACTGGGAACTGTTACTTGGCAGGCGATAATATTTGACGCAGAATTAGTCATAACACGGCTAACATAAAAAGACTGCCAGCCCGATCCAGCTAATATATAACTCGAAGTTGATGCTCCATTCAAAGTAGCTCCGGTATATTCAGCTATAGTTACTGTAATAGCCTGTCCAGAATCTCCACGCGCGAACACCTGGAAGGTAAACTTTTGACCAGAATTAACATCAATACTTACTGATTGATTAGTATATGCATTTGTCCCTTCAAGTTTGCAGCAATATGTACCTAACATGGCATATGTATTTACTCGTGCAATAGTCCCGTTTCCTACTGACCATGAATTGGCAATAGTCGCATTCTCAAAGCCAGAGTTTCCGAGATAGTTATATATTTCCTTTTTAGTAGCCAGCCATGTATACTCGTGGAAAAGAGAGTCGTTAGAAGGAGTTGCTTGAGAAAAATGATAGTCTTCCCAATAGCGGGAACTGCGCACTTTCCTTTCGGCTATAGTCTTTACGAAATCGTCCGCCGCGATTGATACGGTCGGAAGTTGCGATACATTGGTGGTTCTTTGGAATGCACCGGAATTAGTTAAACCATAAAACTGATTTTCGAATTGTGAGTCTGATGTTAAAGAATACATACCGTTTTTTATACTGTCTATATATGATGATATTTCAGCGGCGGTCAACGCACGGCCATAGATGCGCGGCTCATCGATATCCCCATCGAGTAAATACGTATCAGGTGCAAACGCACCTAATAAATATGGTGCCCCTGATTGCGTACTTTCATCCTCGATGGAACTAGCGCCGCTAGTTGAAACAATATTACCATCAATATATAATCTGGAATATGTACCATCATGCGTAGCAGCTATATGATGCCATTCGTTTAGGTTTATAATACCATCTATCTGAAAAGCATGGGTCTGTTGTATACCACTTATATTTACCCAGGAAAATATTATTATATGATTACCTCCTGTAGTATATATTGTCATATACCACGGAGCCGAAGCTCTAGCAAATATCATCCCATATACACTAGGCCATGCGTTTATTTTTACCCAAGCAGAATAGGTTGACGCCGTGGCATGGCGGATATTCCCGATATTAACATAGGAGTTCATTCCATTAAAACAAAGGCTGTTACCATTTACTCCAACGCATGGCATTGCCCCATAAACTATACCATTATTCCCATTACTAGAATAATCTATAAGTTGCGTATCATAAAGACCAGAGCCGACATAGATATAGTCAACAGCTAAAGTTTCTCCAAGCACTGAGGCGACTGGCATAATTTGAATAAGAGTAACAGTCCGAGAATCAAATGCGCTAAGAAGTATCCATTGACCTGCGACTGTCTGTATCGTTTTAATGTTATAATCAATACCAGAAACCCTTATATATAATGAAACCGTGGTGCTAGTATCTGTCTTTATTTTTGCAGAAATTTGTTTACCTGTAAATGAAATAGATCTGTAAGCGGAGTATTGCCCGGAAGATACTGTAGATGTGGCAATAAGAGTTCCCCCAGCGACCGCAACGGTAGCTTGTGATCCAAGCCAAGAATCAGTGCTAACCCATGCATCCTGAGAGTAAACAGTTCCCGCCGCGTTGTCGGATATATTAGGTAGAGAATCGCAAGAGTGATAGCTTTTTAATCCGCTTCTATCTCCTATCGATATTTTTTGTTTACTCCATTGTTCATATGACAATCCTATTTTATTATTAGCTAGATATGCTTGAGTTGAAAGACCATTATACGACATTGACTCAGGCTGAAAAGCAGCGTATTGATCTGCGCTATATCTACCATCAAGATTATTCAGCGTTATATTACATGTGGCGGCCTTATATCCATCTTGGTATTCATGTGCGTATTGCGTTACATCGCTAGTAACATCGCACCGAGTTTTTCCTATCCCGCATTTTTGAAAAGTAAATAGAATCTGTTCGTTTCTTACTCCACGAAAATTATCAGCAACCTGTTGAGTCGTGGCCGCAAAGTTTTTTATAATCAACCCGTAATTAATATATCCCAAAGTATTGTTGCTTGGGCGAAGAAATTGCATATTTAAAACGGCATCCCAATTTGCAGCACTCACGGCAACGGTTATAGGATTCCCACCGTTAGAATATATTGTCATTCCATCAGCGGCACAAACGCATGTAATCCTAATCCATTGTTGCAATTGAGCATTTGATGTATATACTGTTCCCAAATTAGCTATTTTATATAACCCAGTACCATAACAAAGTATCGCGCCTAATTGATCGTTAGTTGCATCGTACCACAACGACACAGACGCGTCCTCAGCATCGATTACCTGAGATTTAAAAATGAAGAAAAATTGGGAATCTGCGATGTCATAGGCAAACATCGGCTTATACATTATTTCAAAGGTGGTTGAAGATGAAACAGGGTTATCGAATTGATACATATACTGGCTAGTCGATTGTGAAAGGCTATATTCCCCCATGACTGGATCGGTTGAAAGGTTGGTATAATATGTCTCGGTCCCTGCTATCGGCGCATATTCAACGCGGCGAGGGTCAATATAAAAACGTACTTCGCTATTAGGGTCTTTACCCATCGCTAACTTATATTCAGCCGATGCGTTCTTGATGCTCATTAGTATCCCCTATTAGCTTTAGATATCGCGCCAACTACCATTGATTCCGCCTCTTTAATTGCCCATGGAGAACCGTACAAATGGAAATTGTTGACAACAGTTTTACCCATTGCTTTATCATTGGCCCCGCCGAAAGCGTAAGACTCCGGCCCAGCCTCACCGGCAAGGAATAAAGTCGGCTTTGTTACTCGCCCGCTTCCACCTTCGGCCATCGGGATCGCGCGGATGCCTCCAGCCGCTACGCTTAAACCTACCGCTGCCGATGCATTCAAAGCAGCTCCAGGCCAATTTAAAGCGATTGCATTTGCAACTGCTACGGCTGCATACTGAGCAGCAAAAGCTTCAACAACAGACGCTACAGCATTGAGGCCAGCCTTCCCAAAAGCTTTCCACCCTTCCTCTCCACCTTCTACTAAAGCGGTGCCAAAGGCTTCCCCGATAGATGTCAATCCGCTCATTACAACGTTAGCAAGTTTTTCTTGGTTGGCCTTTATCTGGTCGAAGGTCTTCTGATCTTCTTCGCGCTTATATGCTTCGTTCTCTGCGAAACCTTCACCGTCGCGATTGTAGAGACTATATAAATCCTCATATGCTTGATGCCCTGTTTCCGACAACGAGTCATAATAGACCTGTTGCACTTCCATCTTTTTATTGCGCGCGGCTGTCTGTTCTTCTATCTCTTTGGCAAGATTAGCGGAAAGTTTCATCCAGTAATCGTCCTCGATAGACGCGAACGATTCAAGGCGAGCCTTTGCTTCCGCATCGGCCTTTGCCTGCGCTTCATCTGCATTCTTTTGTATAAGTGCATTCTTAGCCTTAATATCTCCGGCGTTGGCAAGCGTTGTTAACAATGATTCGAGATTCTTCTTTTGAATCCTCAATGATTCATTTTCTTTATCTAGCTCTTTATTTAATCCGCTCAATGGATTCGCTTTATTAAACCACTGGTCTTGTTCTTTCTCGTTTTCAGCTATCATACCAGTAAGCATAGCAATACCCGAAGCTGCATCTTCGGCATTCAAACCTATCTTACTTATAGCATCGGCCTGAGCCATCGCCCCCTTGGCCTGGAATCCGCGCGTTCCCATTAAATCCTGTAATTCTTTAACCTTATCTTTTAATGATCCAGCTTTATTTATATTTGAGATTCCCGCTGCCATTTCGTTGAAAAACTTACCAAGGCTACTCCATGCGCCACTATTTGCAAGAGCTATCCCTATTGCCTCGTTTACTTCCCCAAGTGCCTTTTTCATGTTGAGATAAGACCCGGTTGCCGTATCAGCCGCAGCGGTAGCCGCTCCGCCGTAAGTCTTTGAAAGCTCTTTAAGAATTATATCCTGAGCTTCTCCAAGTCTGTTAGTTTCAACGAGTGTCCTTATTAGTTCTTTTTCTGATGCGCTAAACTTGAAACCTTGTTTTGAAAGGGAATCCATTCCCGTAGCCGGACTATCAAGAGCCTTTCCGACAGCCTGCGCGGCGGAAGTTAAGTCCATGCCCATGACCTGAGCCATGTACAGAATCTCAGTGCTGGCCCTATCGAAATTGATTCCCGTTATATTCCTAAAGCCTAAAAGTATTCCC